AGAGAACATGACTCCCGAGACGGAAGTTAATGCCTCACCCGCTCCAGCAGGCGACGATATGATGCCCCGCTCGGAAGCAGAAAACCTCCTGAAAGCTCTCAAGGCTGAGCGCGAATCACGCAAGCAGTACGAGAAGCAGGTCAAGGAACAAGCGGCTCAACTTGAGCGCTTTGCTGACGTCAACCCTGATGAGTGGTCTGCGATGCAGGCCGAAGCGGCAAAAGCTGCTCAACTGCAGGCCCAGTTCGGTGAAGCCAAGGAAGCTATCGAGCTCAAGTACAGCCAGCAAGCAGAAGCTGCTGCGAAAGAGGCCGCCGCTGCCAAGGCCGCACTGGCCGATTATCAGAAGAAGTACGCCCTTGAGAAGGTGTTCTTTGCCGCTGGTGGTCGCACCGACTCTGCCGACGGCGTGTCATTCTTCGACATGATGGCAGCGCAGGTTGGTGGTAACTTCCGCCAGGAAGCTGATGGCTCTCTGACTGTAATCGACGCCGCTGGTGATCCCATCCTGGACAAAGAGTCTGGCAAGCGCATCTCTGCTCAAGATTACTTGGCTTCCTTCAAGGTTCACCCTGTCTACGGCACCTTCTTCCGCGGTGCTAAGGGCAGCGGCGCTGGGATCGGCTACGGCGGAACCGACGCAAACGGGATGCCGACGGAGGACTTCTCTCAGCTCACCCCTGAACAAATGTTCCAAAGGGCTTTTGGATGATAGACTGAGGATTCAGAAGGGGATCTGATGCGGGGCTCCTTCGGGAGCCCTTTTTATGCTACAATGAGGCATGGCTGACAAGCATGAACCACTGCTAAGGACTAAGGTCGAGATCGCCGTAGCATGCGGTGTAGGGACTCGGACTGCCGCGGTCGTGCTTGGTGTTTCGAGGTCCTCTGTTATGCAGTGGACTTCCCCCGAGAGAAAAGCAAAGGCCCTGGCCTACACAAAAGCCTACAAGAAGGCTAATCCAGAAAAGACGAAGGAATACAACCGCAGAGGTGACGCGAAGAGGGACAACACTGCGCGGACGAGGCAGTGGCGCAAAAATAACCCAGAAAAGGCAAAAGCCAATGACCAGAAACAGTACAGGAAGCAGTACGACGCCAATCCTGGCTATTTTGCGGACAAGGCTCGAGCCAGGCAGGTGAGCATGAATCAGTGGCCATGCTCCGAGATTGAAAAACTCATGATCAAGTATCGCTACGAGGATGCTCGGCGACTGAGCAAAGAGACTGGCATTAAGCACGAGGTCGACCACATCTGGCCTCTTAGTAAAGGCGGTCCGCATCTCCCCTGGAATCTGCAGGTCATTACCAAAGCTGAAAACCTGTCCAAAGGCGCGAAGATATGATTTAGGCATAATAATGATAGCAGCCCAGAAGGGAAGTTCCGAGATGGAATGGACTGGAAGGGTGCGATTGTTGAGATGGTTGTGAGAATCATCGAAACGCTAACACCCAACTTTTTGTTCATTCATTTTTAGGTATTTATCATGGCCCTTACGCTCCTTGAGGCCCAGAAGCACGCCCGCACCCCCCAGGAACTGGCGGTGGTGACCGAGCTGGCTGCAGGCCCCCTGCTCCAGAATCTTCCCTTCCGTAATATTGAAGGCAACGGGCTCTTTTGGAAGAGGGAGGAATCGCTGCCTGATGTGGGCTTTCGCAACTACAACGGCGCCCTGGCTGAGAGCTACGCTGAAGTCAGCCAGCAGTCTGAGAGCCTGAAGCTCTTCGGCGGCGACATCAAGGTGGACCGCGCTATCATTGAGCTCGAAGGCGCTGAGGCTAAAGCCTATCAGATCCAGGCACGTGTGCGTGCTATGCGTCTCGCCTGGGAAGCTCTGTTCATCAACGGTGACTCCAACCAGTCCCCCTCTGAGTTCGACGGCCTGGCCGCTCGTATCGCCTCCGGTTCCAGCCAGTACTTCACCAACGGCGCTGGTGCCCTGAACCTGGGCAAACTCGACGAGGCCATCGATGCTGTGGACGCTCAAGGCGGCCGTAAGTATCTGGTGATGTCGAAGTCGGCTCGCCGCGCTCTGAGCCGTCAAGCTCGTACCAACACTCAGATCGACATCGTTCGTAACGAGTTTGGCTACCAGCAGATGGTGTATGCCGGCCTGCCCGTTCTCGAGATGGACCGCGACCACAAGAACGTGGCCATCATGGACGCTACCCCCAGCGATCAGGACCTCTACGTCGTCTCCTTCGGCAACGACCACCTGACCGGCATCCAGAACGGCGGCGTGTCCGTGCGTGAGCTGGGTGAGTCCTTCGACCAGCCCCAGGTGATCACTCGCGTTGAGTGGTACTGTGGCCTGGCCCTGATCAACGGCCGTGCCGCTGCCCGCCTGGCTGGCTTCGACGCTACCGTGGATCCTGCCTGATCCACCCTCTTAGATCCACTGAGGCTCCTTCGGGGGCCTTTTTTCATGGCAAACTATAGTCTCTATCCCCTACTACAATGAATGAAGACAAGGAACTCAAGCGCCAGCTTCGCATTGCTGAAATTGTCAATGGCCGTGCTGCTATGCTTGGCATTATTGCTGCTCTCGGCGCATACATCTGTACTGGACAGATTGTGCCAGGACTGTTTTAAGGAGGTGGATTGGTAACGAGGTTAAAGCTATTCTGGAAGACTAGAGCGAACACCTACTTATTGCATACCAGGTGGCTCTGAACACTGGCAGCGCCTCTGTCGACGCTGTGTACCTGGAACTCGTTGACCGCGCTTCACGCTAACCCTTTCCTTCTTCTCTATCATGTCTGCACGCTCTACTGGAATCTTTCCCCGCGAAGGGTTCAACCTTGACAACTCTTTCAAGCTCATAGAAGGCGTTACCTCGGCTCCTGTTGCCATTACCAACAGTCGGACCATCCGCGTCGTGGCAATGGGTATTGACCTTACTGGCGACGCCGTTTTCGCAATTGAAATTGGTGGTGAAATTATCTACTCCGCCGACGCAGCGCAACTGGTTTCCGACAAAGACCCTAACGGTGTCTTGATTCTGCACACTCGCGGCTACGGTAAGCCTAACAACGATTGCGGCTATGCTCTGTTCCCGAACTCTGGTACGGCTTCTATTGCTGCTAACGGTGGAGTCTTCGTCGAGCTGGTTGACGGCCCTGCTCGCTGATCGGTATTCTAGTGAGTAAGCCAAAACTCGCTACGGTAAGTTTGGCACCTTTGTCCTTCATTCTGTAACCTTACCATGGCTGCACGTTCTGCTGGAATCTTTCCCCGTGAAGGGTTCAACCTTGACGCCCAGTGCGAAATCCCCCTGACCACCCCCGCCGCTGCGCCTGTTACCCTCAAGCACGCCAAGACCATCCGCGTGATCACCATCGGCCAGACCGGCGGCGACGCTACCATCACCCTTGGCGGCGAAGCTGTGACCATCGCGGCTGCTGATCTGGACCAGAACGGCGTGGGCATCGCTCACGTGCGTGGCGCCCTGTGTAGTGCTGACAACAACGTGGTCTACACCATGTCTGCTGGTACTGCCGACGGCGTGTTCTTCGAACTGGTTGATGGGCCTAAGCGCTGATCCCGCTCCTGACAACTGAATAGAAAGAGAGGGCCAAAAGCCCTCTTTTTAATGCCCTGGAATACTAGAAAGCAAAGCATTCTCGACCATGGCTCACCTTAAGAAGCTCCCTACTTGGTTCGTCAAAGGTGACGAGCGTCGTGCCGCATACTACACCATTCAGGCTCGGGAACTTCTTGCCGCAGGTTTTACGGAAGAGGGTGAAAAAGCCGAGGCTAAAAAGTTTATCGAGAAGCAGCCCGAGATCGTTGTAGAGGCTGGTGGGGGTGCTTACGATAGTACTGACTCGCTGACTGAACCTCAGGCAGAAGAGGATGTGCTCGAGGACATGACCAAGGCTGAGCTACTCGACTGGGCGATGGATCATGGGCATGACCTGAAAAACGCTCTTCCGAAGGCTGAAATCTTTGCTAAGTGCAAGGAGATCGAGGCGACTCTCTAATTCTCAGGGAATACTAGGTAACAAATGTAACCAATCAACATGTCCGACTTCAACGTAACATACAGCGAGGGACCCCGCTACATCGACGGGGTCAACATCGACGCCGACGCAAATGCTGCGTTGCCCTCGAAGTCCGTGGAGCGGAGCATCTCTGATCCCGTGACAGGGTTTGAAGGCCTTGGTTACGAGCCTGGACAGAAGAATCTTGACGGGTCAGAGCTATGAGAAACATGTCCTGTAGGGCCGGTCAGTTATGTGGGCTCAGTCACTTAATCACTGTTTCCCTTGTACTGTCCTCGTGTTCCATACTTTCTGCCATTATCCTAGGGGGTCTGCATTTAAGCCAAGAGCAAGCGTTGCGGAATTTGATTAGGCAAGGTGCGCCAATTGAGCACATACCTCAAGCAAGGCCCGAGATCTCAGTAGATAATTCTCCGAAGCCTTGAACTGAGGTTTTTCATAGATCGGACTATGTAATCTCGCTCCCCTGGGTCTACGACAGCTGCGACCCAGCCCCATACATCGTACCCGTTGAAGATAGGACAGGCGACTAGCGTTTTACCTGGTATTGAATTTGAAGGCACCTCGTGACACTCTCCAAATATGAAGGGTCCACCGAGCTCTCTCATTTCCGCTACGAGGGGCTGCACTCCTGGTTTTACACTTAAACCTGATCTGGGTCTAACCCATACCCCAACCACTTCGTCCAAGCGGTCCCAGGCAACCAGCATCAAGCCGTGAGGACGATGCCCATAGAACCATTCTTCGAGCTCTTGGACTACAGATTCTCTAGTCTCTCCCTCAGCGGCCAAGATATGCGTAATGGAACGCTGTTCTCTAGGAACTTGAAAAACCTCTATCAGGTCAACTGGATTCCTGGCAATCGAGTACGCCGTGACGCCAATTCCAAGTGAAAACAAGATAGCCAAGCCCCTGCGGGTAGCCTCGCCGAGGGAATCTGGCCTCTCAAGAAAGAACTTGACAAAAGCCTTTGACAGGACTCCTTTCCAATCGGCCTCGCTGGGTTGAGCCGTCACGTTCAATATATTCGCTGTTCTAGGCTGCCACAAAAGGTACACTAAAACGAATACAAGGTTAAGAAGGTGGCTGCCAAGTCAAAAAGTGCCAAGTATTACGCGAGTAATCCGAAGGCTCGAGCAAAGAAGGCGAAGTATGACACCGCCTATCACTCGACGCCTGGCCGCAAGAAGTATCGCCGAGAACTGGCCGCAGAACGCCGTCGTCGCGGCATCATGGGCAAGGGCGGCAAGGACGTCAGCCACAAGAAGAACGGCAAGACGACCCTGGAATCCCCGTCCAAGAACAGGGCACGGCAGGGCGCTGGTGGTCGCGCACGGAGGAAGTGATGACTAGCAAGAAGAAAGGGGCTATGAAGGGCTGCGGCATCAAGAATGGCTGCAAGAGCAAGAAGGGAGGTCTGACCGCCAAGGGGCGCAAGCGTATCAACGCCAGGACTGGCAGTAACCTGCAGGCTCCCGTGACTGGTAAGGTCAAGCCTGGCAGCAAGGCAGCCAAGCGTCGCAAGTCATTCTGTGCTCGGAGCAGGGGCTGGACTGGTGAGCGCGGCAAGGCTGCACGTCGTAGATGGAAGTG